GTATGCAGAGGAACAGGTCGTTGTTCCCGCAAACGTCACGGCCCAGATTTTTTACTTGAAAAACCGGAAGGCTGACAAGTGGAAGGACAAGCCGCAGGAGAACACGACCGAATCCCAGAATAACGACATGCAGACCCTTGCTGATCTGCTGCAGCGGCCCGTTCCTGACCGCGATATCAAGGATTTTGAGACATGAACATCCCTGCACCTTTTTCACAAAACCAGATGCGTTTCTTCTGGAACTGCTTCGACCACTGGTTCAATGTGGCTGAGGGCGGAAAACGCGGCGGCAAGAACGTGCTTATTACTATGGCCTACTGCACCATTCTGGAAAGGCATCCCAGCAGAATACACCTCATTGCGGGCGTATCCACTGCGACGGCAAGGCTGAACATTCTGGACTGTGACGGCTTCGGCCTGAAAAACTATTTTGAGGGCCGCTGCCGTGAGGGCACCTACCAGAACCGCGACTGTCTGTACATCCAGACTGCCACCGGCGAAAAGGTGGTGCTGGTGTCCGGTGGTGGCAAAGCCGGTGACGAAAAGCTGATCAAGGGCAACACCTACGGCACCGCGTACATCACCGAAGCCAATGAATGCAGCGAAACTTTCATCAAGGAAGTATTCGACCGTACCCTGTCCAGCCCGGACAGAAAGGTATTTCACGACCTGAATCCCAAGGCAGAGGGTCACTGGTACTATGAAAATATCCTGAATCTGCACGAAAAGAAGCAGAACGAGAACCCAGAATACGGCTTTAACTACGGACATTTCACCATTGCCGATAATATGAGCATTTCGGACGACCAGCTCCGGGCTGTGCTTGCAACCTACGACCGCAGCACGGTCTGGTATGCCCGTGATATCCTCGGTAAAAGGAAAGCTGCCGAGGGTCTTGTATACCCTTTCTTCTCCGCCGGGCAGGACACCTACCTCTTTCACGGTGATGCTTCCCACATCGACGGGCAGTTTTACGTATCCATCGACTACGGCACGCACAATCCCTGCAGCATGGGCCTGTGGGTCATTCATGATGGCAAGGCCCTGCGCATCAAGGAAAGCTTTTTTGACAGCCGTGCCGAGCGTGTGCAGCGCACGGACGAAGAGCACTATGCCGAGCTGGAACGCCTGACCAAGGGCTATTACATTCAGGCAGTGGTGGTTGACCCGTCCGCCGCTTCCTTCATCGAGACCATCCGGCGGCACGGCAAGTATCTGGTGATCCCTGCAGACAACGACGTGCTGAACGGCATCCGCTGCGTGGCATCCCTGATGCAGGCCGGGCTTGTGACCATCCACGAGAGCTGCACGGCATCCCGCCGGGAGTTCGGCCTGTACTCGTGGGACGACAAAGCCAAAGAGGACCGCGTCGTGAAGGAGAACGACCACGCCATGGACGACATCCGCTATTTCTGCTATACGATACTGGCCCCGCTGATCCGCTGGGCAGATTGGAGACGAAAGTAATGTTTGACAGACTGCTTTTCTGGCTGCGGGAGAAAGCACGGCTGCTGTTCGGTGAAAATACTACTGTCAGCGCCAGCGTGTCCTACAGCATGGAGAATGCGATCATCCTGTGGGCGCAGATGTACGATACCGGCGGGCCGTGGTGCCACGGCGGCAAGAACGCCCTGCACAGCCTGAAGCTTGCCCAGAGTGTTGCATCGGAGCTGGCCCGTCTGACCACGCTTGAAATGGAATGCATTGTTTCCGGCAGTGCCCGCGCCGACAGCATCAGCACCATGCTGCAGCCTTTCATTGCAGATCTGCGCACCCCGGTGGAATACGGATGTGCGCTGGGCGGCATCCTGTTCCGGCCCTTCCTCGATGCAGAGGGACGCATCCAGATCGATGCTGTGCAGGGGGATTGCTTCTGCCCTACCCGCTTTGACAGCTCTGGCCGCATGACCGGGGCTATTTTTTATGACCATCTGGTGCGCGGCAACCGCATTTACACTCGTCTTGAAGATCACGAGTTTTCCGGCAGCACGTACAGCATCACGGTCAAGGCGTTCCGTTCCATGACCAGTACAGACCTCGGCATCGAGGTGCCGCTGACCGATGTACCGGAATGGGCCGCGATCTCCCCGCACACTGAGTTTTCCGGTGTAGACCGTCCGCTTTGGGGCTATTTCAGAGTGTCCAGCGGCAATTCCACTGATCGGCACTCCCCGCTGGGCGTGAGCGTCTATGCCGCTGCTGTTGACACCATCCATGATGCCGATGAACAGTATGGGCGGCTGTTGTGGGAGTATGACGGCGGGCAGCTGGCCCTTGACGTTGACCAGACCGCCCTGCGGCCCGACATCAACGGCGAGAGAGTTATGCCGCAGCGTGAGCAGCGCCTTTACCGCAACTGGTTGAACGGCAGCTCCAGGGCCAATGGCCGGAACCTTTACGAGGTGTTTGCCCCTGCCCTGCGCGATGAAAGTTATCGTCGGGGGATGGATACCATGCTCAAGCGGGTGGAGTTCCAGTGCGGCCTTGCCTACGGCACCCTGTCCGACCCGCAGAACGTGGACAAGACTGCCGAGGAGATCAGGAGCAGCAAGCAGCGCAGCTACACTACCGTCAAGGATCTGCAGCGGGCGCTGGGCAATGCGCTGACCGATCTGGTATACTCCATCAGCAAGCTGCTGGATGCCCAGTGGAACAGCGGCGCAGCCGTTTCCCCGCCGGGCGACTGCAACGTGACCTTTGACTTTGACGACAGCATCATCTCTGACCCCAAGGAGCGCAAGCAGATGTACTGGGGCTACGTTACCGCAGGCAAGTTCCCCTTCTGGCGGTATCTGGTGGAGTTTGAGGGCTACAGCGAGGACGATGCCAAGGCCATTGCCGCCGAAGCGGATGCTGAGAACCGCAGCCCTGAAGCCCTCACCTTCGGGGGTGCCTGATGCTGCCGCCGTCTTACCTCGACCAGATGCCGGACGCCTTTGTGCAACTCTGGCAGCAGGTGGAGGACGAGATCCTGCAGGACGTGGCCCGGCGCATCGGCAAGATGGACGCCGTGACCCCCACCGCAAACTGGCAGCTGTGGCGCTACCAGCAGACCGAGGCGCTGCGCAACGACGTGGTGAAGCTGCTGGCGAAGTACACCGGCAAGAGCGAGGCCGCAATCCGCAGGCTGCTTTTGCAGGCAGCCACCGAAGCCATGGAGCGGGAGGACGCGATCTATTACCACTACGACATGGAGCCGTCCCCTTTTGAAGAGAGCGCCGCCCTGAACAACCTGCTGGATGCCGGCGCGCGGCAGACCTGCGGCACATGGCAGAATCTGACCGCCACCACGGCAAACACCGTCACAGGGGTCTTTGAGCGCACGCTGGACGCTGCATGGCTCAAAGTGAGCACAGGTGCCTTCGACTACAAAACCGCCGTCAAACAGGCTGTGGACAGCCTTGCAGACGACATGCCCATGGTCACCTATCCCAGCGGCCACACCGACAGCATCGAGGTGGCCGCACGGCGTGCCATCCTGACTGGCGTGAACCAGACAGCTGGCAAGCTGCAGGTGGCCCGCATGGACGAAATGGGCTGCGAATTTGTGGAGACGACCGCCCATGGCGGCGCGCGTCCTTCTCATGCAGAGTGGCAGGGACGGCGCTTTCACCGGGGCGGCGCGGTGGACTACAAGGGCAGGCACTACCCGGACTTTGAAGCCGCCACCGGCTATGGTACCGGCGCAGGCCTTTGCGGCTGGAACTGCCGCCACACCTTTTTCGCGGTGTTCCCGGAGCTGGGCGACCCGCCCCAATGGACGCAGGAGCAGCTGCGGGAGCTGAACGCCCGGGACATCGAGTGGAACGGCAAAAAGTACACCGCCTACGAGATCTCCCAGATGCAGCGTGCCCGGGAGCGCAGCGTCCGCCGCTGGAAAAAGCGGTATCTGGCCGAGGACGCCGCCGGGCTGGACACCACTGACAGCGCTGTGCGCCTGAAAGCCGCTCGCCAGAGCCTTGCAGAGTTTGCACAGGCCACCGGAGGCAGAGTGGACAGCGCCCGCACCAGCGTGCCGAAGTTCGGCAGGAGCGAAGCAAGCAGGGCGAATTGGGCAGCGAAGAAAAACTCCTCTGTTTATTCGAGCTTGAACATGGAGCCAAAACCTGTTACAATGCAGTCAATCGCAAATGTTAAGGCGTTCAGCTGTGACACACTGGATGCCGCCGGGCAGCAACAGCTGAAAAACGCCCACAAGCGCCTTCTCATGGTCGCTTCAAAGCAGCCGGAAAATGTTGAAGTGGGCAGGGTGTTCGACATCAAGATGAAGCCGCTGACGAAGGATATCATCGGCTTGCCGGATGGTCATTCTGTTCAGCTACCAAACCCGGATGTACCCTATATTGCGATTCATACCCATCCTGCATGCGGTAGCTTTTCAAATGGTGATCTGCGGCAATTTACGCGAAACGCAAATTTGAAGCTGCTTACTGCTCTTGGACATGATGGGCATATTTACGCAATCGAAAAGACTTCGACTTTTCAAGAAAGCTCCGCGAAACAGGCCATTCGGCAAATGGATTGCGCAATTGATGAATTGCTCAAGTCCACGCTGACGGATGAACAGGTTCTTGAAAAGGCAGAAGGGGTTATTTCGGACTGCATAAAGGAGTTGCAGAAAAATGGTGCCAAATTCTACGAATAAACCTTCTTATACAGAACAGGAAGTCAGGGAAATGCAGCGGGTTCTTCTGGAAACTCCTGTAGATCCGGCATATGATGATATTTGCAACTCATTTTACGATGGGTGGGACAGAACTGTACACCGTCAGATGTATGCTCGTGACTGCTACAGTATTTTGAAAGAACTTGGCAAGCTCCCGCCCGGCACCGAATAACCTTAACCACCATCCACCCGGACGGTGGTTTTCTTTTACCCATTTTTCAGGAGGTACACTATGGTTACTACGGTTCTTGTTGTTTTGATGATCCTTGCGCTGCTGGAGATCGTTCTGCTGAACGGTGCCCGGCTGTTTTTCATGATCGTATCTGCAATTCAGACAGCGCAGGACGATAAATACACGCCACACCCGCACCCCAAAAAGTAAGCTTTCATTCACGGAAATCCCCCATTTTAACCACTATGTGCCCAGAAAAAGGCTTCATAGTGGTTTTTTCATGCCGTTTTAGCTCATGTTGGCAGAGCACCGGACTTTTAATCCGGGGGGGGGTGGCGGGTTCAACTCCCGCAAGCGGCACCACAGCGGAAGGCGGCGCGTACCCCGTCTTGTCCCGTGCGGAATGAGAACCGCGATACAAAACAGCAGGGACTTATCCACCCAACAGACAAAAGAAAGGAGCACATCGCAAGTGAAACGCGAAGATGTGAGCAAGATCATTCCGGGTATCACCTCGGACCAGCTGGACAGCATCATGAACCTGCACGGCGCGGATATCACGGCCAAGGTGAACGAGATCACCACCCTCAAGGCCGAGAAAACCACCCTGACCGAACAGCTGTCCACTGCAAACAGCAAACTGGAAGGCTACGACCCGGAGTGGAAGGCCAAGGCCGAGCAGGCCAAGACCGATGCTGCGGCTCAGGTCGCTGCCCTTGAAAAGGGTTATGCGCTGGAACGCAAGGCTTCCGGCCTGAAGTTTTCCAGCGAGAGCGCCCGCAAGGCATTTTTGGCAGATGCCAAGGCCCAGAATTTTGCTATGAAGGACGGCGAGATCATGGGCTTTGATGATTATGTCAAGGCTTTCAAAGAGAGTGACCCCAGTGCTATCCTGCCGGACGGCGGCATGGCACGTTTTTCCGCATCGGCGACCGGCGCACCCGGCCAGCCTGCAAACGCACATGAGGCCGCAAACGCTGCATTCCGCGCAGCGTTCGGCCAGAAAGGTTGATTATTATGGCTATTGATGCAATCGCTCGCAATAAGGCTGAGGCCCTGATCCGGGAGCAGCTGGTGAACACCATCCAGCAGGACGTGCCCAAGAGCTCCACCGTCATGCAGCTGGGCACCCGCCTTGCCAATATGACCTCTAACCAGACCAAGATCCCCGTGCTGTCCATGCTGCCGCTGGCTTACTGGGTCAACGGTGACACCGGCATGAAAAAGACCAGCAAGCAGGAATGGGACAACGTGTACATGACCGCTGCAGAGCTGGCTGTCATTGTGCCTGTGCCTGAAGCTGTGCTGGCAGACTCCAGCTTTGACATCATGGGCGAGGTACAGCCCCGCGTCCGGGAAGCCATGGGCGCAAAGATCGACAACGCCATCCTGTTCGGCGGCGAGCGCCCCACCGAGTGGACGACCGATGTTCTGACCCTTGCGGCCAAGAACAAGGTGACCGGCCCCATTGACTACGCAAAGCTGCTGGGCAAAGACGGTCTGTTCTCCAAGGTGGAAGCTGGCGGCTTTGGTGTGGATGCCGTGGTCGGCGATCTGACCGCAAAGGCAGAACTGCGCGGCCTTGTGGATACCACGGGCCGTCCTCTGTTCCGTTCCGATATGCAGGGTGCAACCACCTACGCGCTGGACGGTGCCCCGATGTACTTCCCGGAGAACGGCGGCTTTGATGCTTCTAAGGCCCAGCTGATTGCAGGCAACTTCAAGAAGCTGGTGTACTCCATCCGTCAGGATGTCACCGTGAAGCTGCTGGATCAGGGCGTTATTCAGGATCCTTCCACCAAGGAGATCGTTTACAACCTCGCCCAGCAGGATATGGTGGCCCTGCGTGTGGTCATGCGCATGGGCTGGGCACTGCCCAACCCTGCAACCCGCCTGAATGCCGACCGCTCCAAGGTTCCGTTCGCGTTCCTGACCGCCGCTGCCGTCGCAGCATAAGGAGGCCCCATGCTGTACTGTACCTACGACGAATACCTCACGGCGGGCGGCACGGTGCCGGAAACGGCCTTCGGGGTGCTGTGCAGCCGGGCTTCCCGCATGATCGATGCCGCCACCTTTGGCCGGGCGGAGAGCCACGCCGCCGGGTGCGAGGCCTGCCGGGAAGCGCTGGCGGATGCCTGCGGGCAGATCGTCGGCCTGCTGGCCGCTGCATCTGCGGCGGGCGCTGTGCCTGGTGCTGCCAGCGTCTCAAACGACGGCTACAGCGTCACCTTTGGCAGCAATGCCAGTGTGACCGCAGCCACCCGGCAGGAAGCCTATGAGATCATCCGCACCGCGCTGGGCAGTGACCCGCACGGCCTGCTGTACAGGGGGATTCTGTGATGCAGACAGCTGTTACTGTGGTGAACCTCATACACGACACCGCCACCGAGACGGACAGGCCGGTGTGCTGGGTGTTCCCGTTTTGCAGCTGGCGGGAATGCCGCTCCACCTCCGGCTCCGGCACTGCCAAGGACCCGGAGCGCACCACCCACATCCGCATCCCGGCCAGCGTGTGCACCATGGGCTACCTGCCCTATGCCCAGTGGGCGGCGCTGTCTGCAGCGGAAAAGACCAAGCACTGGACCCTGAAACGCGGCTGGAAGCTGGTGCAGGGCGCGGTGCCTGCCTTGACCGAAGCCGAGTATGCCAAACTCGAAAAAACGCACCTATGCTGCACGGCAGCGGCTGTCTCCGATAACCGGGAGCCGCTGCTGCCCCACTGGCACGTGGAAGGGAGCTGATCGTATGAGCGCACCGGTTTTTGATTTCAAGATCACATTCCGTCCCGGCTTTCAGGCCGACATGGACGCACGGTTCG